TGGACCGCACTGATATCACCGATAGCAAGTCTAGCAGGGACATGGCTTGAAGGAAAGGTTGAAACTAAGAAAGCAGAAACTGCAACAAAAGTCGCAAAGGCGAAGGCTGAAGCAGTTATTATGGAAAAAAAGGCCACGGGTGAAATCGACTGGGATTTGGAGATGGCCCGTGGAAGTCAGTCTTCATGGAAAGACGAGTGGCTAGTAATACTATTTTCAATACCCTTAATACTAGCGTTTATACCGGGCATGGAAGAGGTAGTAGCTAATGGTTTTTCACAACTTGAGGCCATGCCACAATGGTATCAGTACAGCATTGGCGTTATTGTTGCTGCCAGCTTTGGTGTACGCAGTGCTACAAAATTCTTCGGTAAGAGGTAGCCCAGTTGCGGATGTGGAGTTTGCACGAGAGAACCAGCGAAGAACAAGCGAGGATAAATCGTGGCAGAAGTAACGATGGAAAGAATACTGAAGTGGAAGATACTACCACGTCTGATGATGCTTGGGATGTCCTTATCCGCTTGGCGGGTAGTGGAGTGGTTTATGACTTTACCGGACCCAACAAGCCAACAGGCGGCTCTGGTTAGCGTAGTTACAGGTGCCATGACAGGTGCCTTTGCAGTCTGGATGGGACACGAGAAATGAAATACGATAAAGACCTTTTGATGCAGAAGTTAGTAGCCCACGAGGGTATGCGTCTTGACGTATACAAAGATACATTGGGCATTAACACAATTGGCATTGGTAGGAATCTGGATGACCGGGGTATTACAAAGGATGAACTAGATTGGATGGACTATCCAAGTATTGAGTATGTTTATTCTGATGGCATCACAGAAGCAGATGCGATATACCTTGCACAGAATGACGTACAGATTGTCGAAGAGGAACTGGTTCGCGCACACCCTTGTGTCGAGGAGTTAGACGCTGTACGTCAACTTGTATTGGTGGATATGGCATTTAATCTAGGTGTGCCGCGCCTTTGTAAGTTTAAAAAGATGTGGGCCGCTATACACGAAAATAAATTTGACGTAGCGGCAAAAGAAATGCTTGACAGCAGGTGGGCAAATCAGGTAAAATCACGTAGTACAAAACTTGCTCATGCCATGCATCACGGAGAGTTTAATGGCTAGAGAGTTGACAGGTAAACAAAAGGCGTTCCTGCAAGTCCTTTTTGATGAGGCTGGTGGTAATATGGTCACGGCTAAAAAGATGGCAGGTTACTCTGATACCAGTTCAACAGCAGAAATCGTAAAGGGTTTGAAAGAGGAAATCCTTGAGGCCACACAAATGTACATGGCGCAGAATGCACCTAAAGCTGCAATGGCAATGACCGGCGCACTGTACGACCCAACTGAACTAGGCATTCGTGATAAGATGTCTGCCGCCAAAGAACTGCTAGACCGTGTAGGTCTTGTGAAGACAGAGAAGATGCAGGTAGAAGCAAGCGGCGGTGTTATGCTCATGCCACCCAAAGCACCTGTTGAGGACGATGAGTAGAAGTATAGGCAAGTGGAAACTGCCACAGCCGACAGATATTAAAGACGAAAACGAATGGGTGCAGATACCGCGCATTGCAAGAACTGTACCTTTTGGTTACAAGCAGAGTGAAGAAGACCCCGACATTCTTGACCCTATTCCAGTAGAATTGGACTTGTTAGAGAAAGCACGTAAGTACGTCAATCAGTATTCATACCGTGAGGTAGCTAACTGGCTGACAACAAACAGTGGCAGATATATCTCACATGTAGGATTAAGGAAACGGTTAGCGAATGAGCGACAGCGTAAGAACACAGCTAAAAGCCTCCGCAAGTGGGCAGAGTATGCGGAAACGGCAATCGCCAAAGCGAAAGCAATCGAAGAAACAAGAACAGGGGCAAGAACAGCCGCCGCAGATTAAACAAGTTACACGTGAAACATCTAGCATCGAAGAACATGCTAACGTATTGTTTAAACCTAATGAGGGGCCGCAGACAGAGTTTCTAGCTGCTAGTGAACGTGAAGTATTATACGGCGGTAGTGCGGGTGGCGGTAAAAGTTACGCCATGCTGGCAGACCCGCTCCGCTACATGGGGCATCCACAATTTAGTGGATTGCTGCTTAGACATACAACTGAAGAACTGCGAGAACTTATTTTTAAATCGCAGGAGTTGTACCCAAAAATCTGGCCCGGTATTAAGTGGTCAGAAAGAAAGATGCAGTGGACCGCGCCATCTGGCGCAAGGTTGTGGATGTCCTACCTAGATAGAGATGAGGATGTCTTGCGGTATCAGGGTCTAGCATTTAGCTGGATAGGCTTTGACGAACTGACACAATGGGCCACACCATATGCATGGGATTACATGCGAAGTCGTCTACGGTCCACTGCACCTGACTTGCCTATCTTTATGAGGGCTACAACCAACCCCGGTGGTAGGGGGCATGGCTGGGTTAAAAAAATGTTTATTGACCCCGCACCTTACAATAGAGCGTTTGATGCAACAAACATTGAAACAGGAGAAGTTCTTCGATATCCCTATGGGCATAGCAAGGCAGGAAAATCTTTATTTAAGAGACGCTTTATCCCGGCAAGACTTTCTGATAACCCATACCTTGCGGATGCAGGAGACTACGAAGCCATGCTCCTTTCGCTTCCTGAACAGCAAAGGCGTCAGCTTCTTGAAGGCGATTGGGACATCAAAGAGGGCGCAGCGTTTACTGAGTTTAATAGGGATATTCATGTTGTGGAACCTTTCCATATCCCTGCTAACTGGGTCAAGTTTCGTGCATGTGACTATGGTTACGGCAGCTATTCTGGTGTTCTTTGGTTTGCTGTTGCGCCTGATGAACAACTGGTCGTCTATAGAGAACTCTACGTCAGTAAAATACTGGCGACAGACTTGGCCGATATGATATTGGACTTGGAAGCCGAAGATGGAAATATTAAGTATGGTGTTTTGGACAGTAGTCTTTGGCACAAGCGTGGCGATACTGGTCCTTCTCTTGCGGAGCAAATGATTAGCAAAGGATGCCGTTGGCGTCCATCTGACCGCAGCAGAGGCAGTCGTGTGGCTGGCAAAAATGAAATACACAGGCGTCTACAAGTAGACGAGTTTACAGAGGAACCAAGACTTGTATTCTTTAATAGCTGTACAAATGTCGTCAGTCAGTTACCGTCCATCCCTCTGGACAAGAAAAATCCAGAAGACGTTGACACGAAGTCTGAAGACCACCTTTACGACGCACTACGGTATGGGATTATGTCCAGACCCCGGTTCTCTATTTTCGACTACGACCCGATGGGCAGACCGGCCAGCGGGATGCAAGTAGCAGATTCAACATTTGGATATTAAGGAAAAACTATGGCTGACGATGAAATTCTCATGGAAGATGACGCAATTGCATTAGAGGATGCGGCAGATACCGTAGCTGAAGATGTAGATGTTTCCAATATAATTCCATTTATTATGGAAAAATATAGCCGCGCTGAAGATTACCGATATCAAGATGAAGAAAGATGGCTTCGCTCCTATCGTAACTACCGTGGTTTGTATGGACCGGATGTGCAGTTTACTGAAGCAGAAAAGTCTCGCGTTTTTATTAAAGTCACAAAAACTAAAACACTTGCAGCATATGGGCAAATTGTCGATGTGCTTTTTGCTAATAACAAGTTCCCTCTATCCGTTGACCCTACAGAACTCCCTGAAGGCGTAGTTGAAAGTGTACACTTTGACCCACAGGAGCCGGAAGAACTTCGCGGTGAAACAGCTTTATCTAGCCCTTATGGTTTTGCAGGTGACGGTGCAGATTTACCAGCGGGTGCCACATCAAAAACTTTAGTAGAACAACTAGGGCCGCTGGAAGATAGACTACAGCCAGTAGAAGATAAGTTAAAAGAAGGTCCGGGTAAAACACCTACTGCCATTGAATTTAGTCCTGCTAAGATTGCGGCTAAAAAAATGGAAAAGAAAATACACGACCAGCTTGAAGAGTCTAGTGCGAGTAAAAGTTTACGCAGCAGTGCCTTTGAGATGGCGTTGTTTGGCACAGGTATTATGAAAGGGCCGTTTGCCACCGATAAAGAATACCCTAACTGGAATGACGATGGCGAATACGACCCAATGTTCAAAACAGTTCCGCAAGTAAACCATGTGTCTGTTTGGAATTTTTATCCAGACCCTGACGCAAATAATATGGATGAAGCACAGTTTGTTATTGAACGCCACAAAATGTCCCGCACACAGTTGCGTAATCTAAAAAAGCGTCCGTATTTTCGTAGTCAGGTTATTGATGAGGTAATTAGTTTTGGCGAAAACTACAATAAAAAATATTGGGAAGATGACCTTTCAGACTATTCACCAGAACATGGCATTGACCGTTTTGAAGTTCTAGAATATTGGGGTACAGTAGACACTGAAATGCTAGAAGAGCAGGGTGTTGAAATACCAACAGAACTAAATGACTTTGATGAACTGCAAGCAAACGTGTGGATATGTAATAACAAACTTATCCGTATGGTTCTTAATCCGTTTAAGCCAGCCAAGATTCCGTATGTAGCTGCGCCATATGAACTAAACCCGTACAGCTTCTTTGGCGTGGGCATTGCAGAGAACATGGACGACACACAGACGTTGATGAACGGCTTCATGCGCATGGCGGTAGACAACGCTGTGCTGTCAGGCAATCTGATTGTAGAAGTGGACGAGACTAATCTGGTGCCGGGGCAAGACCTCTCACTTTATCCGGGCAAGGTATTCCGTCGTCAGGGCGGCGCACCGGGCCAAGCTATCTTTGGCACAAAGTTTCCAAATGTGTCGTCAGAAAACATGATGTTGTTTGACAAGGCTCGTGTGTTAGCAGACGAAAGCACAGGTTTCCCATCTTTTGCACATGGACAGACAGGCGTACAGGGTGTAGGTCGCACTGCCTCTGGCATTTCTATGCTAATGGGCGCGGCTGCTGGGAGCATTAAAACTGTCATTAAAAATGTAGATGACTATCTGCTTCGTCCTCTTGGTGAGGGCTTCTTTCGTTTTAATATGCAGTTTGACTTTGACCCTTCAATTAAAGGCGACCTTGAAGTAAAGGCACGTGGCACTGAAAGTCTAATGGCTAATGAAGTTCGTAGTCAAAGACTAATGCAGTTTATGCAAGTGGCAAGTAATCCTACTCTAGCACCATTTGCAAAGTTTCAATATATTATCCGTGAGATTGCAAAATCTATGGACCTTGACCCCGACAAAGTAACCAACAACATGAATGAAGCTGCGCTGCAAGCAGAACTAATGAAACAGTTCCAAGCACCTGCGCAAGAAGGTCAGGAAGCACCAGCGGGTGCTAATCCTATGGACCCAACGGGTGCAGGCGGTGCAAACATAGGTGTAGGCATGGTGCCGCAACCGGGTGAACAAGGATTTAGTGGAAATGAACAACCAGCAAATACTCAGCAAACTCAAGCCGTGGGTCAACAACAACCGCCAGTGGCAAGCGTTCAGTGATTACATTGATGCTGTAATTGAAATGCAGCAAAAAGCACTAGAACAAGCTGATGATAACGTAATGATGTATAGGTCACAGGGAGCAATTGCATCCTTGCGCAAACTTAAAACATTGAAAGACGAAGTTAATGGCTGAAAAAGTCGGCAAAAAAACAGGCGAAAAAACTAAAGCTGGTAGAGATGTTTATCTTACTCCTGACGGAGAAAGAGTTTCAGAAAAGTCTGTTACTATAAAGTTTGGAGAAAATGCTTTTGTAAATGTGCCATCAATACATGATGGTATAAGATATACAGAAGATGAAATAAGAGAGATGCTGCTAGAGGGTAAAATAAAACCTACGAGTAGACACGATACAATGGAAGAGGCCATAAGGGCCGCAGAAAATCGGAGTGATAAACTGATGAATAAAGGTGGCATGGCTCAACAAATGGATTTATTTAATGAGGGTGGACTTCTTGACGAGGGTGGCACTAAAGACCCTGTGTCCGGTAATGATGTTCCGGTAGGCTCTCTCCAAGAAGAAGTTCGTGATGATGTCCCAGCCATGTTAAGTGAAGGCGAGTTTGTAATGCCAGCAGACGTAGTGCGCTATCATGGTCTTGATAAAATGATGGCACTGCGTGACGAGGCAAAGTTAGGTCTTGCTCGTATGGAAGCAATGGGGCAAATGGGTAATGCAGAGGAAGCCATTCTTCCAGATGATGTTCCATTTGGGCTTGAAGACCTTGATATTGCAGAAGAGCCGATGGAAATGCAAGTTGGTGGATTTGTACCGCAACAACAACCTTTTGGAGTAGTACAACAACCCGGCTTTTCCGCTCAAAATATGTTCTCTATTCCGTCTCAATTTCAACAACCACCCCAAATAGTTGT